AACTCCTCGACTGCGGCCTCGGACATCGCGGACAGGTGCCCGTACGACCGCGCGCGCCCGGTGAACACGGACGCGATCAGGCGCCAGTAGTTCTCGCTCCTGACGTCCGCCGCGGCGCCGAGGTCGGACCGGATGCGCTTTGCGATCTCGTACCGGTCGAGGCCCTCCTCGAGCCCCTGCGACACGACGGCGCGCGCCCGGTCCGACAGCCACGCGCTCCGGCGCCCGTGCTCGTCCCGGGCGAAGAGCGCCTGGTGCGTCGCCGCCGCCACGACCATCCGCTCGTCGACGGCGTTCAGGCTCGGCTCGATCCGGAGTCGGTCCCGGTGGACCGCCGCGGCCTTGGTCCCGGCGATGATGGTCGGCCCGACGTGCCGGGCGACCTGCCCGACCGCAGCGCCGACGTCCGGCCCGAACCCCAGGTACTTCTCCGCCGCCGCGCGGAACGCCGCGTCCTTAGCGGCCTCCCCGAGCTTGGACCAGTCCTTCTCGAGCTCTCGGAGGAGCGCCTCGATCGCCTTCTTCTCCTTGCCGGCGACGCCCGCGCGGAGCTCGCGCAGGACGCCGAGTACGACGCGGTCGAACCCACGCGGCGTAAGCGGGTCTGGGCCGGCCTTCTTGAGCGGGGCGAGCCCGTAGAACCGCTCGAGCAGAGCGTCGGCGGTACGTATCCCGGCGCGGACGAGGACGAGGTTCACGCGGCGTTTTCTAACACGATTTCGAGGAGCCTCCGACCTACGACGCGCCCGACTTGCGGAACGACGGCGTCGCCAAGTGCTCGGAGGCGCGACGCGCGGTCCCAGTCGAGCGCCTGCGTCACCCGCGACGGTTCCCACTCCGCTTGCGCAGCACCGGGCGAGGCTGGCCAGCGGTCCACCCGAGCGGGAAGCCCATGAGCGCCTCCACCCAGTCCGGATTCAGGCGCCCTCGAACCTGTGAACGAAGGTTCTCGCCGCCCTCGCGCTTCGGGCTCACCCCAGGTCCACCGGATCCGTCCGAGCGCGTCGGAGTCGCCCAGATGCCCCGGACTGCCGCATCGGTGAGCGTAGTCCCGGAGTGCCTCCCGCTCGCCGTCGAGTACGCCGCTGCGCCTGACGCCTTTGCGTCTGTCTTTGTCGGCGTAGGCCAGCACGAAGACGCGCTCTCGCTTGTGTGGAGCTCCGACGTCGCTGGCCCGGACGCTATGCCACTCCGCATCGTACCCGAGCGCGGCCAGGTCCCCGAGAACTCGACCGAGGGCGCGCCCTCGGTCCCTGCTCCGGATGGCGGCGACGTTCTCCACGACCGCGAAGCGTGGTCGTAGCTCACCGAGAACCCGCGCGAACTCCGACCAGAGGCCCGACCTTTCGCCATCTATCCCAGCTCCCTTCCCCGCCCACGAGAGGTCCTGGCAGGGGAACCCTCCGCAAACGACGTCGACACGTGTGAGGTTCTTCGCGCCGACCGCGCGGACGTCGTCGAAACGCACGGCACCCGGCCACCAGCGGGCGAGGACGGACCGCCGGAACGCGTCCGCCTCGACCTGCCATGCGGTCCGGCCGACGCCCGCCCACTCAAGACCGAGCTCAAGCCCACCTACGCCAGAAAATAAGGAACCTATAAACACGTTATTATCCGCCTTGGGCGTCTACGCGGCGTACGCCTCCAGCGCGGGATCCGGGTCAGCGACGACGCGCAGCGATAAGCCGCACGCGCACCGCGGAGGCCTGTCGGTCCCGACGAGCACTGGCCCCTCCTCCTCGCGGAACCCGACGTCCTCGTCGAGGTACGGCCGGGCAACACCGCACGCCGGGCAGGCGACGACGTACCCAACGAGCACACGGCGCGGCCCAGCGGAGACGCGTTTGACCTGCCCCGGGCGCAGCTCGTCGCGGCACCGCCGGTACGACGCCGCCGTGAGCGGCACCCGCGCTGCGATCAAACTCAACTGAGCCACGACGCGAACTCCGCGTCCGGGACCTTAACCACGTGCGCCGCCTCCGCCACGCGTGCGGCCCCGAGCGCCGCGTAGTCCGCGCGCCCTTCGACCTCGGCGAGCGCGGCCCGGAGCTGTACGAGGCGCTTCGCCCCGGCGAGTAAGTCTCCACCGTCTGCGGCTGGCCCGGCGACGCCGGCCTTCAGGAGCGCGGGGGGCACGTTCGCCCAAGCGTCGTCGAGCTGTGGGAGGTGCGCGTCCTTGAACACATCGCGCCCGATCTTTCGCCCCTCGTTGACCGTGAGGTAGTCCCCAAGCTTCTGAAGCGCGTCGGACACGCCCGCGCTGTCCGTCGCGACGGGGCTGTTCGACACGAGCCGGTGGTATCGCGCATCGAGCGCGGGTAGCAGGTACCGGTTCGCCCAGTAGTCGAAGCCGGCGCGCTTGTGCTGGAATACCTGCTGCTCGGCGTACGCGAGCGCGCTCTCGCTCGTCGCCCGGTTGTAGTCGTCAGAATTGCCCGTGAGGATCGGGGGGAGCCGGAACTGCTGGCGGACGTCCTTCGCGCACTCGCGCCGGTACTCCATGAAGATCGCATCCGTCTGCCGGTTCAACTCCCGAATCTCGATCCGAACGCGGTTGCCGGATCCCGCGCCTGAGAGCGACCCGCCCCCGCTCTCGGCTTCCAGGACGAGGATCTTATGGTGGTTGTGCCGCCCCTTGAGGTTGTCCTTGATGTAGTTCGTAACCCGGTCCGCGGCACCGGGCGCGAGCGTCCCGCCCGACACGAGCACGGCGAGCGGCGGGACGGCGCTGTTGTCCCAGTAGTCGTAGTTTACCTCATCAGCTGCGCGGGCTCCTAGGAGAGACGGGAGCGCTCCGATCCACCGGGGCACGCCGTACGCCGTCGTCGGAAAGTGGATCCGGAAGTGCGCGATCTCGGTCGCGGGCGCCGCGCCTGGCTCGCGCTTCGCGAGCTCGTCGAGGTTCGCGTAGTAGTGCCCCGTCCGAGCACTCATGACCCGTTCGTCGCCGAACTCCTTGAAGTACGCGACGAACGCGCCGTAGAGCACTTGGACGAACCGGCGAAACCGGCGGCGCACCTTCTTCGTGATGTACCCGAGCGGGGACGCACGCCGCTTCTCTTCGACCTCGACGAACGCGTTCTCGACGCGCATGAGCCGCATCGACTCGCTCGGGACGTATACGAATTGGCACGGGTGCCCATCGAAGGAGCGCACGACCTCCCAGTACGCGTTCCCAGTCGACTCCTCGTCGAACTCGCTCCGCACGCGAAGGTCGACGAACGACGACTCGGCGCACGCGAACTCCAAGAAAGACTCGATCCGGGCACGCTCCGCCCGTATGCGAGCCGGGAGAGTGGCGGCCTCAGCGTCCGTATCCGGGCGCGGCTTACCGTCGGGGTCGCCCTCCGCCATCGCCTGCTGGTCGAGCGCCTGCTCCAGCTTCTCGCGGAAGTCGGGTGCGTCGGGGTCGAGCGTGCACTCCAGCCGCACGCCGAACCCTGCGACGCACGCAGCCATCGCGTCGACGCAAGGCCGGAGGAGCGTCGACTGCGCCACGCGGTTGAGCAACGCCCGCGGCTGGTACGGGGGCTCGATCGCCCCGTACTGCGCGAAGATACGGAGGTCGTCCTCCGTCGCCTGCACGGCGTTCGGCACGACGGCGGGCTCGCCACCGTCAAGAACGATCGCCTTCACGATTGCTTCAGGCAAGACGGCCTCCGGTCTTGATCAGAGTTCGGCGCTCCAGGGAGCGTCGACGCCTTCGTGGTAGCGCGCGTAGACGCACTCGCCCAGCGGGCTCTGCGACGCGTCGGTGGCGGGTCCTACGGCCGGACCGTACTTGATCGTGTTGGCCATGTCAGTCGGTCCTCCTGTCGAGGCCAACGAGGTGCGCGACCGGGGTGCCCGTCGTACCCGTCGTGTCAACGCGGACTTCACGGAAAAGCGGGACCACCGCGATCAACGTGTCGGTCCCGCCCGTCGCGGTGTCAACGTCATACCAGGCACCGCCCGCGCGGAGGAGCCCCTGGACCTTGACCGTGCCGATGTACGAACCGGTCACTTCGACCCACTTCTCGACGTAGGTCGAGCAGTCCTGACTGTCGCCCGGGCCTGCCACAGCGGGCACGTCCAACGCGTGTTCGACTCGCCTCATACACGAGAAGGTACACTGCGCGTGAGAGCGCGGCTAGTCGGGAGCACTGAAGCCGAACGGGAAGTCCGCGCAGCCGCACTCGAACTGAATCGCCGCACGCTCTTCTCGCTCGTGTTCGGCGCACTCTCGTGCAAGGCGTGCTCGCCAGCGGTGCGTCGCGGCCTTCGTGACCACGCGGTTCGCTGCGAGCCACGGGTACCACGCGTGGGCCAGCGCGACCGCGGCGCATACGTCAAGCCGCGCACGCAGTTGTCGCCGGACGCGCTGGAGCGCTGACGCAGGGCGCACGCCCTCCGCAGCCAAGCGCTCCGCGAGGACGCCATCCGCACGAGCTCGGTTACACTCCCCGCATGCGGGGACGAGGTTTCGTGGTGCGTCGCTCCCGCCCGCCTCGCGCGGTACGACGTGGTCGACCTGGAGCGCTCGACCGCGCGGCTGGTCCTCTGGCGTCGGGTCGCCGAGACACCACGCGCATCGGAGCCCACCCCGGAGAAGGATCGCGCACCGGCGTACCGGCCCAATCCGGGAGGTTGATGACCAGGAGCTCATCTGGGCTGATTATCGTTCGGTCGATCAACGTGCTGGCAGCACCAAAAACTACGGTGGCAACGCCACCGTGCAGGCCACTTCCAAAAGAAGAAAAAAGACCTGAACCACTCTCCCATAGCGTGTTCCTTGGGCATCAACGGAACAGCTCGCACCATTGGACAACCCCCGCCGCGTTGATTACGGCGGCTGGCCCAGACGCGAACACGAGCGCGTGTTCCGTCCCGCATAGGACCTCAATAACCGTACCGAGCGCCCCGCTCGGTACGGGAACGACGTGCCCGCATTCCTGGCACCGGGCCGTCGCGTCCGGACCCGCACCGAGCTTGCGGCGGAGCGCCTCCGCTGCGACCTCCCACGCGGCAGCGAGCCACTCGGCAGAGACCATCGCCCACGGCTTGGCCGAGCGGGAGTTGTGTCCGACCCAGTCGCCGTCCTCCTCGACGAACTCGAACAAGTACGCGCCGCCGTCGGACGTACCGACCGCGACCGTCTGGAGGACGCGCGCCTCGTTTTCGGTGGACTCCAGGACGGACGCATCCTCGACCTTCGGGGGCGCCAGGCGCCGGGGAGATACCTTGACCATACCTACCACCTTGGGCGTTTACGGCCCCCAAGCACAAAGCTTAGCTTTTCTGCACCCATAGTTGAACACGACCCCGTGGCCCCAGCATACAACGCACTGCTGCGCACCTACACTCGTTATGCGCCCGCCTTTTTCGACGTATCCAGTTCCATCGCAGCCAGGACACGCATATTCACCGGGGGCTGCCTTCATCGCCAGCAGAGCGGGCGCCCCACCCAAGCAAAAAGCCGCGAGACATTCAACGGGGAGTGCCAAGGTTGCCCGCATGCCGGCAACCTTGGGCGCGGCAGTAGAACGCCCGCAACATACCGTATTCACTACCTTTTCAGTTCAAGAGGGGCCTACCTTCCGGTTTCAAGAGGGGCCGCCGATCTTATATAGAGAGTAAGAGAGAAAGAAGAAGGAGTCCTAAAGGACAGCCGACAACGTCGGCAGTAGGTTTTCCAGAGGGGCCCAAAAAGCGCTAGCCGAACACCCGGACGCTCGACGACGTGAGGCGCCGGTTCTCGAACGGGCGGGCGCCCTCCCGGGCGAACCAGGCGGCCATCGCACGGTCCCCCGTGTGCTTCGGGGGCGGCTCGTAGTTGACCAGCTCGACGATCCACGCGTCGAGTTCCTTCGAGCGGTGCTTGCCCCCCTTGCCGCTCGGGATGATCCACTTCTTGGCCTCGAACTCGGCGGCCAACGCCTCGAACCCGAAGGACGGGTCCGCCTTGTTCTTCCCGGTCGTGAACCCGACGACGGGGATCGAAGTCTCCGCCTGGAGCATCTGGACGATGTACTGCTGCGCGGCGACGTTCTCGACGACGCACTGGCTCCCGTACCGGACGTGGTGGTCGACGATGCGCCGGAGGATCTCCGGGGCGGTCCAGCGCCCACTCTCGACGGCGAGCACGACGCGGTCCCCGTTCGGCAAGACGGCGATCGAGAAGAGCGCCGTGAGGTCCGCCGAGGCGTGCTGCTGGACGGCGAGGTCGACCCCGGTGAAGAACCCGACCCTGGCGAGCGGGTCGGGGAAGTGCTTGGCCGCCTTGTCTCCCCCGAGCGCAAGCGCGGCGACCGCTTTCTCGTGCGCGTCCCACTCGTCGTCCGGGACCTCGAGCCCGGGGATCTTCCCGGCGCGGGCCGCGGCGAAGAAGTCCTCCCGGTTCGCGAACAGGTCGAGCCCTTCCCCGCGAGCGCAACACGCTTCAAGCCACTCGCGCTTGAACCGGCTCGCCTCGTCGTCACGGGCCTGGCACATGAGCGCGCGTTGGAACTCGAGTGCGCCCATGTCCTGCCGCGCGTTCTCGACACGCTTCTCGGTCCAGTGCTCCGGCCACGTGAGCTTCCCGTCCGACCCTCGGACCGGGTAGCGCGCCGCGACAAACCGGGGCTCCTTCTCCATCTGGTGGAGCGTGTCCTCCGGGTGCCAAGCGTTCCCAAGCGCGGCGACCGCGTCGTCTCCGGAGAGGCGCCCGAACACGGTCGAACGGATCCAGTCCCACGCAGCAGCGCGCGGCGTGGGCGTGCGCGTGTTGAGGTCGTCGAGGATGTCGTCGAACACAACCCACTCGAAGCGCGACCCGGTGATGTTCCCGAAGAGGTTCGTCGCCTGGATGCTTGCCTCCTTCGCGACGACAGAGCGCTGCACCGTGAGCATCGTCGACGACCACGGCATGCTCGGGTCCTTGCTTGGCTGTAGGTGCGGAAAGACCTCGCGGAGGTCGACGGAGCGCTCCAGGTACTCCTTGCACGTGCGGACGATCTTCTTCGCGAGCTCCTGCGTCTTCGTGATAATGACGCACCGCCGGTTCGGGTTCTTCCCGAGGAGCCAGAGCGTGCGACCAACAGCGATTTGCTGGGTTTTTCCCGAATCGACGTGCGCCCACAGGACGAATCGCGGCGACGAGTCGAGCTTCTCGTGCCACTCGCGGTGCATGGGCGCGAGCCGGATGCGGTTCCCGGTTCGCTCGTCACGTAAGACGAACTGGCAGAAGACGGCGCAGTCCTCCCGGGCGAGGCGTGCGACAGACCGGCGGGCATTCCGCGCGGCGGCTGCTAACTGAGCTTGCTCATGCATGAAAGTCTTGCAAGACTGGCACGGCCGTCAGGAGGACGCGAGCATGACAGAACAAGCGCACGTGCGCGGGAAGGTCGTCACCTTCGCGCTGGACAAG